GGGCAATAGTCATAGCGCACCTCCTTCCAACCATTCAGCTACGAAGCAGGCAGCCAAGAGAACTACGAGGAACAGATGAGCGTAGCAGACTTCCTTATGCGTGAAACGCTCACCGCATAGACATGAGAAAGTAGCTGACTCGCCATTAAACCACTGTGAAAACTTACTGCGCTTTTCGTTTGCCCAATCTCTGAACGAGAACGACCGCTGCGCTGTGCGGAGGGTTGTTGGTTGCATATTGCATCATTGTTATAGCATCCACGGAACTGCCGTGGCAGAGACACAGAGAAGCGGCTGCACATCCCGCTGCTATAACAATGATGTCTCTACCCGAAGGGCTTTGATAAATTGTACGAGATGGCAACCGCCAATATCTTTATGAGCATAAAAAATGCCCAATCGAAAACGTTGAGCAATGACCGATGCTCTTCGGGATAGTCTACTATCATTGTTATAGCACTGCAAAGATAAGCATTCGTTTTGAATCGTGCAAGCGAAACGCAAATAATTTTTGCGTGACGCAAGAGAAAAAGTATCAGAACACCTCGCCTTTGGCGTTCTTACGTAATTGGAAGAAGCGGTCGGAGAAGCGGAAGGTGAGCTGAAGTGAGCCGTCGTTATTGGTCAGCGAGAGGCTGCCGAGGGTGATGAGGTCTAAGCCGATGATGAAATCGACACCGGGTGGCATACTGCTGATGACGCCTGCCATGGTGATGGTGGCGTAGGCGGTATCACCGGGGAGGGCGACAGTGACGATGGTATGTCCAGAGACTTCCTCACCTGCTCCTATCCATTTTTTATATTCATCCGTGTGCGCAATGCCAAGATACTTGGCGGTCTCTGTACGGATAAAAGATTCGGACGAGCCTGTGTCCCAAAGTGCTTGTACTACGACTTCTCGTTTTTTCTCTGCATTGAGCAGACGGATGGGCGTAATGATTTGTCGGCAAGGTAGTGGGAATGTGGCACGATAGATGTTGTTGTTCTGTTCCATTTTTTGCAAGTTCTTAATGTTTTTGCAAAGATAAACATAAATCATCAGAAGCGAAAAGACAAAGAAAGAGAAACCCCCTGCTTCACAGCGTGAGGCAGGGGACGGCTAAAGATTAGAAAGTCAATGACTATCCTTATGGATGATAGTCTGGGTCAACGGATGGACCGCTTGGATTGCTTTCTGTTTTGTGGTTTATCTTACCAACATTGTCGCTCTTCTTCACCTCGTAAGGCTTGAAGTCGATGCCCGTGAGGAAAGCACGTGTGCGCCCGATGTCGCCAGCCTTCCAGTGGGTCTCTGGTTGGAAGTTGATGCGTGTGCCGACAATGTTCTTGGCTACGTTGAATTTCTCAACCGAATCGGCAGGCTTGGTTTTCAAGCCAACCTTAAACGAGCCGAAGCCGTCGAGTACCACTCGGTCGCCATTACGCATGTGGCGAGCCATTACGTTGACGAGTTCACGCAGAACTGCGTAGACATCCGCCTGCTTTGCTGAGGTGTTTTCCTCAATCTCCTTAGAGATAGACTCGAGGTCGGCAACATCACTGACAACGGCACGTGCATAGAACTTGCCTTTGGTCTTACTCTTTGTGCGAACGTCTTGGTAAATCTTAAATTTTACTGACATAATACATTGATTTTAAGGGTTAATAAATAGATTTATAGAAAGCTATGCTTTTGATGATAGAAAGCTATGCTTTGGACGATCAAAAGCTATGCTTTGGATGATAGAAAGCTATGCTTTGGATTTCTGTTCCTGCTGCTGCTCAAGAACCATTCTGAAAAGTCGCTCTTTCTCTTGGTACTTTTCGAGGTTCCGCTTATCAGCCTCTCTTTTCTCTTTACGATCCTTGCGCTTTACGAATGACTTATAACGCTTGATGTTGTCGAGAACGTTCTTGTGCTGGCGGAGGAACTCGGCAGGATCAGTGCGGAGCAACTTTATGAGCTGGGCTATCTCTGAGCGTCCGAAGAGTATCGGGTGCTTACAGAGGAACTTACCAGTGTCGTTTAATGATTGCAGCTCGGCAAATGCTTGAAGATTGCGGATGCGCAGTTCTGCCATTTCTGCTACGGCTTGTGCGGTTGGCTTTGTCTCCAGCAATTCGTCGAGCTGCTTCATTTTTCGCCAAGTGTTGATGCGGTCGTTATAGATGACGGTTGCCATCTGCACGTCCGCATCAGTAAGATTTTCCCAGTCTATTTTCGGGTACTCTTCTTCTTTTTTTTTGGAGTTGCTTTCGCCTTCTCCTTCTTAGAAGAAGCATCGCCACCCTCTCCTTCCGATGGGTTCTCGTTGCCTTCGCCACCGTCAGTGCCTGGGCTTTCATCTCCATTAGCGTTAGGTATCTCAGGGTTCTTGTCTCCATCTTTAGAAGAGTTGTTGGCGTTGTTATTATCCTCGTCGGCTGCTTGATTAGCATACTCACGTCGATTACGTACGATTTCGTCATGCTCGCAATGGTCGAGAAGAAGGAAGAGTATCTCTTCGTGGTTCTTCTCTGGTGAGAGGTCGAAGCGTGTGAAATCGGTAAGGTGTGGTGCCTTATCGTGCAGCAGTGCAAGGTCGGCTTCCACTACAGTTGGGCTTACCAACTTATGGAAGTGCGTTAATTTCTCTTTTGCGCTGTACATATTTCTCAATTAAATAAGTAAAAAATAAGAGCCTTCCCCCCACGTGGTTTGCAACTCCCCTCCCTTTCGGGGAGGGGTCGGGGGAGAGGTTCGAGGTTAGGCTTCAGTTCTTGAGACCTCGACAAGTGTTGTGGTGTCAAGAACACGGAAGGTGATAGACGCACCAGTCTTCGCTGTCCAAGTAGCACCCTCCTCGAGTACGAAGGTAGAACCGTCAGCGATGGTGGCTGCCTTATCGGTACCAGCACCAACGAGTGTGATGTATCTTCCCTTATCGCTCTTGCTGAGTCCACTGACTGTAGCGATAGCAGCTGCTGCTGACGTTCCATTTGGAATCGTGTATGTGTTACTGCCTGCTGTGATAGCGATATCTGTTGCATCTGCATTGACAGCAGTAGCAGCAGTAACAGCTGGGTTACCAGTGTAAATCAGTGGAAGGTCTACAGAGCTACGCTTAAAGGTAAGCGTGGTGTAACGACCGTCCTTATCGTCCTTAGTCTCAGTGTTAGAGAGGATGATAGGGCGTTCGAGTTCACCAACGATGTACCACTCCTTCTTCTTAATGTGCTTATAAAGAGCGATAAACTTACCACCGCTGTACTCCTCAATGAAGTTGTAGAGGTTCGCACGAGCTCCACCCATAACCATTACAAGCTGATTTTCGCCTGTCGTGGTGATGTCGCCTTTCTCTGTGGTACCAGTGAATGTTGGAATGTCGTGTGCCTCGAAGTAGTGTGGTATCTCATTCGGTTTCAAAGGAACAGGTGCAACCTCACGATTTGCGTTAGGTTGTGGGAACTCCTTAGTGCGGTCGATTTGGTCGAGTGCAATGAGATAAACGATGTAAGAGATAGCACTGCCGTGTGTATCTCTATCAGACACATCGTCTACGTGACCGAGCAATGCCATTGAAGCGAAGGTGACACCTGAACCAGCAGCAGCACCGAGAGAGTGGTCAATCAGCGCAGCTACGAGCATGAGGATGCCAAAAATCGCAAACGTAGCCATGAACATATTGCGTGACTGACGATTTGCGTAATTAAATCCTTTCATAGGATTATACGCACGATAGCGTTTCTGAATATTGGGCTTTTTCATTTCTATTTCTATTAATGATAATTATTGATTTAAGAAAGGAACTGAAGAGGTCAAGCCGTCCCGAGCTTTTAATTCCATCGACTTTCCTCTCAGTTCCTTAGTCATTCATCTATCGTCCACCTGGTACGTTAGGCTGCAACTCCTTGTTGACGGTACGCTTACCACCGACGCAACGCTCCAACTCACGGAACTTGTTGTCGCTACCGAGGATTACCATGATGTAGTCGCCTACAGCTGTAGCGGTGAAGGCAGCCGTGATGCTATCGAACTTACCACTATTGGTAATCTTTGGCAACTTTGTTTTATCACCGCACTCGATGCAGTAAGCTACACCAGCCTTTGCATTCTCGATGTCGGTGATAGTTGTCAGTGTTGTTGTGCTGTCGGTAATCTGCCAGAAGCCGTTATTACCGTCAACCTTATCGGTGATAGTTGCTGCAAAGAGGTTGATGAAGATCTGCTGCCACTCGTAGTTATTCTTATCCATCTCATCCTTAGTTGAGAAGCGACGACCTGTGAATGAAGCAGAAGTTCCCTCTTTCCATGTACTCCAAGCACGGACCTGCTCCATGCTTTCCTGCATCTTCACAGAGAGCATCTCACCTGGTACATACTCAAGGAACTGAATGTTACCTGGTTCGTGAAGCATCATGAATGGAGTCTGACCGAGATAAGGCAACCAAATGATGCGCATCGTAGTGTCTGGCACCACGCTCAATGCACCCATAGGTCCAGCGAAGTCTGTGTCCTTACCATAGGTAGAACGAACGTTCTTAATCCACCATGCCTGATGGTTCTTATTCAAGTAAATGAAGTGGTTGTCGAGGTCCATGTCCTCTGTGATAGAAGCACGAACATCAGCAACGAACTCTTGAACAGAAGCGAGGAAACTTGCCTGTGTATAGGTGCGGTATGTACCATCATCGTGTGGCTTGATGTCGTACTGATGAACATAACGCAGCAAGGTGTAGAGAACACCAGTAGCAGCATTGAGGTAGCTACCTGCAACACCCTTATCAGGCTTCACGTAGATACCACGCATACGGCGTTTGTTCTGCTCAACCTGTGCAGCACGGAGGGTATTGAGCAACTGATACTCAATCATAGACCACTTGATAGGATCAGAGCCTTCCTTGTTGAGATAACCGATGTACTTACGCTCGATTTCTTTCATTGGACCCCATTCCATCTTAATCATAGCGTCGTCAACGTAACCATAGTGGTTCTCAATCTTCATACCGCCCTTGAAGACCTCACCAGACTGGTAAGCCTGTGAAACCTCATCGAAGAAGGCGTTGAATACGAGTCCACGGTCTTGGTAGCCGTAAGCGACAGGGAAAAATTGAGTAAGGTCACGTACCTGTAGAACACGAGCGATGAGTGCATCCTGACGAAGTACAACGAACTGGTCGCCAAGACCAGCATTGTCTACTCCATCGTAGTTAGTAGCGTAAGTACCCTTTGCAAGTGCAGCTGCATCAAGCATCTTGTTCTGCTGAAGGTACTGATAGCGGTGCTTGAGTGAATTAGCATAATTGCGAACCTCTTTATAGAAGGCAGCACCATCTACTTGCTCGTCAACTTCTGGCAGAGCTGCTGCTGCACGTGGGTTAGCTGCAATCTGATTCCAGCGATTCTTCATTGAGAAGAAAGGATGCTCAACACCGAATAGATAATCAGCTGTGTTAGCGAAACCATTAACACTTAGAGGAACAGTATTAACTGTTTGTGCAGGAACATCAGGTGCAGGCTTAGAGCCTATTGCCTGAATGTCCGCACGCATACCCTTGATACCATCAAGGATGCCTTCAAGAGTCGCATTACTCTGCTGTACAGAAGGCTCTGTACCGTTATTATCAGCTGCTGCTGAAGGTTCACCACCATTCAGAACAGCCTGAATAGTGTTCAGTGTCTTCTGATATTCATCCGCCTGCTGAGCAGTCTGCTGGGCAGCTTGCTCGGATGCGATATCATCAGTAAGCGTACTCTGGTACTTTTTTTGATACTCTGCAACGAGTGAATTAAACTCATCCTTTGTTAGGCTCTTGTCTTCGAATTTCTGCTTAAAGCCAAGAAGTTCGATGACACTCATTAA